GTCTTTGGCGATGTGCCAGTCGTAGAATATACCAATGATGATGATTTAATTGGCGATTTCGAGGCCGTCATTCCGTTAATTGACTCGTATAACATTCTGCAAACGGCTCGCATCAAAGATCGTCTCAAAACAGCAAACGCTCTATTGCTTGTAAGTGGTGGTAACCTTGACGAGAAACAAATTGACGCCATTATGGAGGGTCGTATCGCTGACCTGCCTGAAGGGGCAAAAGCTGAATATATCACCAAGAGCACCAACGAGCAAGAATCTGAAACCCTGCGTATCTCTATCGCTGACGATATTCACAAAATCTCTATGACTCCTGATGTGAGCGATAAGAACTTTGCTGGTAGTGCATCAGGCGTTTCACTGCAATATAAACTCTTTACCTTTGAGAAACACGCCAAAGATAAAGAACGCTGTTTTGAGGCTGCTCTCATGGAACGCTTTGCCCTATATAATGCTTACTTGAACCGTACCGCTAACATGGAGATTATTCCAACTGCCAAAGTAGATGCCGTGTTCCAGCGTGCCTTGCCGCAGAATGATGTCGAAATGGCAAATATGATTAACTCATTGGCTGGTATTGTAGATAAGAAAACTCTTATTTCCCAATTGTCGTTCGTTAATGATGCTGAGGAAGTTGTGGCTGCGGCAGCTCGTGAAGAGGAAGAATCGCTAAAATTGGGAAATTATGGCACTTTTAACCCTGATATGGCTAAAGACACAGAAGATGACAAAGAAGCCTCTGAAACTGACGAATAGGAGGCCAGATGGCACTAAAAAATGGCGAATATTGGGCTAAAAGATCAACTGAACGCACAACAGAGGCCGAGAGAAGATCTGTTGAGTATCTGAAACAGGTTAAACGGACATACAGAGAGACGGCAAAATCCCTAGTCGAGGAGTTGAGAGCTATGTATGCGACCTACTATCGAAAGGATAAGACTTTTGATATGGCGGCATTGCATATGATCCCAACAGATGGTAGCTTGAAAAAATTCAGAGATGCCATGAAGGCTGCTGGACTCACTACGCAGCTCCCTGCAAATTATCAAGGCAGAATTAACCGTTTAGAGCTATTGAATGCTCAGGCGTGGCTTGAAGTGAAAAAAGCCGGAGCTAGAGAGCGTATGCTGAATACTCAGTTATACAGCAAGACTATTCAAGAGTCGTATCGCAAGACTCTTTATGATACGCTAAAAGCTACTCGCAAGAGCTCCACTTTTGCCGATATTGATACGAGAGCTGTTGGAGATATTCTCAATACGAAGTTCTATGGCAAGAATTACTCAGAACGCATTTGGGCGAATACTGACAATTTGGCGGAAAATCTTGGTGATATTATTTCACGAGCCGTGGCCTCAGGGCAGACGCAAGAGAAAACTATTCGTGAAGTGCAAATGATGTTTGCCGTAAATCAGTATAGTGCCTCAAGATTAGTTCGTACTGAGACTAACTATTTTCAGAATAGAGGTGAAATCGAAGCATATAAAGAAATGGGCATAGAGTCGTATGTTATTGTTGCGACCCTCGATTCCAGAACTTCCGAAATTTGCCAGTCAATGGATGGTAAGAAGTTTGCCGTCAAAGATATGAAGCCCGGTGTAAATACACCACCATTCCACCCAAATTGTCGTACTACCATTGCTCCATATGTTGGCGAGGAGTGGGAACCAAAAGAGCGTATTATGCGTGATCCTGAGACTGGTAGAAACCAAGTTATTGACAAGATCAATTATGAGGAGTGGAAACAAAAATACCTGATACCGGCACAAGAAAAAGGTGAAAACGAGGGTATGGTGAGGGTAATTGTAGGCAAAGCGAGCCAAAATCTAGCAAAATTGAACCTTTCGGCAACCCAAAAGCAGGCTATTGAGAACTATGTTAGTGGCGAAACTATGTATATCAATCAAGAATTACGCCGTGGTGGCGTTGAATCGCTATCGGATGATGATTTTGCTCAATATACACAACTAAGGCAGGCAACTAGACATGAGCTCGGCTCCGAGGCTACACTATATCGTTCCGTTGATGCTAGTGCAATTTTTGGGGAAATGAACGCCTTGCAATATGACAATCTCGTAAGCTATGTAGTCTATGGGGATAAACAAAAATTGATAGCAGACGATGCAGAGCGTCTTATCCAGTACGCTAAGAATCGAGGCAAGATTGTCGAAAAAGGTTTTATGAGTACAACCAAGAGCCAAAAACTTGCACTGGGATTCAAAGATTTCACTGGCTCAGATAAGCCGGTTGTATTGGAGTTAAAGGTTCCGTCCAACGCACAGGGGTTAGATATTGGGAGGCATATGCCAGCGTTGGAGAAACGCATGCGGCAGCAGGAAGTATTACTCACTGCCAATACTGAGTATAAGATTATTGATATTTCCGCTAAAGACGGCCAGGTTTATATCAAGGCAAATGTTGTTGTGCCTCAGCTGGTGACGGAAGTTAAACCTAACGGCATCAAAGATACACTTAGCCAAGCCCAATATGCTGAGTACAGTAAGAAATTGTCAGCCCATAAGCCAGAACAGACGCTATACGACACCTATGCCAGTAAAATCCATATTGCCGATACTAAATATAAGAAAACTGCACACTATGAGCCAATAGGTAATGTGATTAGGTTTAATCTGGAGGTGGATGCAAAAGAAAAAATTGGCGATGATGCCTATCGTGTGCTTTTCCACGAATCTGGGCATAGCATTGACGCTATGAGTAACGGATCGTTTAGAACTGAGCCGTTTTCTGCTGTTTATCGAGATGGTTTATTCCCCAAAACCATCAAGGAAGAGGCACGAAATTATGCCATAAAGCTCCAGAACGAGGCGAAGAAGATTAACCCAAATGCTCGCATCGATAGTGGTTATATGGCTATTACTCAAGAAGTGCGAAAATATAGCCCGAAGGATACGACCTATGTGTCAGATATCTTTAGTGGAGCAACTCGAAATAGAGTGCGTATTGGTGCTTGTCATTCAACGACCTATTGGGATAGGGGTGGTGACAGCAGGCTAGCGACAGAAGCTTTCGCTGAAATGTATAGTGCCTCCATCCTCAATGAAAATGCCACGAAGTTGATTAAGAAATACTTCCCGAAGTCCTATAAGATTTATCGTGATATGATAGAAGAAATGATAAAGCGAGGTACAAGTGGCAATATCTGATGAGAAACGCATAGAGCACGCTATTCGCAAATATACAGAGCATTTTGACATGGGGCTACCGATAGGGTTCGCCCAAACTGAATTAAAAGATGCGAATGACGCAGATGAGTGGGAACAGACACTTAATGAGGCTATTAAATATGATGAACCATTCAACTATTGCTGTGAAGGAGTGTTTTCTGATGACGAAATTATAGAGCAAGAAAGACTCAGGGCATCACGCAAAGCCAGGATTAAAACCAAAAAAGGCGAGGAATAGCAAAGATAAACGCTTGAAATGTGAGATTTCCAGTTTTTTGATGCGTATGTTATAATACAGATAAGACCAAATACGACTTAGGATTACACTAGTCGTCTTTTTTTCGGCTTAGGTAGAACCTGAGCCGTTTTTTGGAGGTAAAAATTCGAGGCGACTCGTTAAACTCGGAGGAATTATGTCAGAAAATGACAACCAACCATCAGGCGGCGATAATACTACCGAAACCGGAAAAACTGATGTAAATAAGGGTAGCGAAACAACTTTTACTCAAGAAGAATTGGGCCAAAAACTCTCTGCTGAGCGGAAGAGCTTAACGGCCAAGTTCGAGAAGGAAAAGCAGGAGGCGATCAAGGAGGCAATTGCCGAATATGAACGCAAATCCAAGCTTACTGAGGAGCAAAAGGCCACAGAGGCTCAGAAAGCAAAAGAACAGGCTCTAGCCGAGCGTGAGCGTCAAGTAACCTTGCGTGAGCGTAAAGCTGAGGCAATGACTATACTTTCTGAAAAGAACATTCCGACAGCTTTTGTTGAATATGTGCTCGATGAAGATGCCGACAAAATGGCAGAGAAAATTGACGCATTGTCAAAAGTTTGGAGTGATGAACTGAACAAGGGTGTCAAAGGTGCAGTTTCAGGGAATACTCCAGATGACAAAAATAAAAGCGATCTCGGGAAAAAGACATCTATGGCGTCCGGCGTTTATCGTGGTGACGGCAATAGTGTCATCTAATAAGTAAGGAAATATTACAATGGCTAAAACTGATGCTTTGTCCATCTTGGAATCTGCGGAAACCAAAGAAAAGCTGAAAGAGCTTGATGGAAATCTGATTGAGGCTATCCAAAAAGATGCCCTCTCTAACCGGCTTAAAAACACGGAATACTCTGGTGATCCGACTAGTGGTTCTGTCGTGATTAACCGTTTCAAGAACGCTGAGTCTGCCAATTATGGCACCGCTCGTTCTGCTGGCAAAGGCAGCAAACTCAAGAACTCTGGCAAGGTGACGATTAACCTTGACAAAGATAAGGAAATCATCGAAGAAATCGAGAACAAAGACCTCAAGTTCTTTGCAGTTGGTGGTCTTGCCGAACGCCGAACTGCTAACCACAGTAAGCGTATGGCTGCCGAGCTTGATCGTGCCTTCTTCGCTCTTGCTGAAAGCAAAGCAAAGGCGGTTACTCTCGCTACTGGCGTAGTTGATATCGATGATGTCGTTGAGGCTGCTATCCAGCAAGTCGAGGAAACGAACAACGACTGGGTTGATGGCGTTGATCGTTCCGATATCGAAGTAACCCTCAGCACCCATGCCTACAGCAAACTTCGCAAATATGTCGATGTAATCGATGGTGGAGTTGGTGCTGAAGCAACTCCGTTGTTCCACGGCGTGCGTGTCTATTCGAACACTCGACAGACGGCTGATGTAATCGTGATGCGTCATGGTTCAATCGCTCAACCGGTTTCGATTGACGATTATGCCGCTGAACGCATTGGCCTTTCTAACGCTTCGGCTATCGAGCTGTTCTACAGCTACGGTACTGCGGCCATTACGCCCGACCTGATTGCTAAGATTGTCAAGCTGCCAGTCGCTACGACCAGCACTTCTGATAGTGGAACTTCTACTGGCGGTGGCACTACTGGTGGAACTTCTGCCGGCGGCACTTCTCAAGGCCAATAGAAGATAAACAAGGATGCAACCAATGGATCGCTCACTATTCGTAAAAGAAGTCATTACTCAAGTAAAGGTAATAAATCGCACTATTAACGATGATGATCTGCTGCAATTCGTAGTTGAAGATGTTGTCGATAGGGTGTCGTTATACCTCCGATATGATGAGGAAGATGAATTTGATGCACGGTTAGTCCGAGTGGTCGCAAAGGTTGCATCCTCTATCTTCAAAGAGGCCAGCAACAATGTCGATAGCTCAGAAGTTGATATGAGTATCAAATCAATGAGCGATAATGGCCAGTCTATCACCTTTGGTGACGCAACGAGGAATTATCTCGCTTCAGTTGAGGATGGGGAGCTATTTAGCTGTTTTACTAAACTACTTCAGCCGTATAGGAGGATTCGTGGAATTTCCCAAAAAGGCTAAGGATGCTATCTCGAAGGCATTTTACGACAAGGTTGTAGAGATCTTGGATAAGAAAGAGGCCCTAGATGATGAAGGTGGAGTCATTAAAGGTGGCGAAACCATCAAGAGCACATTTAAGGGCAATGTTCAATTTCTCGTCCAAGAACAAGAGCAACTTGGTGTTGGGTTAGTAAAGCGTGGTGATATTCAAATCACCTGCCCAACTGACACCGAAGTGGCGATTGACGACATTTTGCGATATGCGAATGTTCGCTATACGGTGATTAGCGTGTTACCATACGATTCTCATTTGACGATAGTGGGGCAAAAATAATGGCTAATTCCGTAACTATTCGTGTAAAAGGCTTAACTACCCTAAAGGCGAAGTTTGGCAACTTAACACCAAAGGTGGTCGATGCTCTAAAAACTGGCATCAATCGTGCTACGGCAGTCGTTGAAACCGATGCAAAATATGTTGTGCCGGTTGATACTGGCCACCTGAGAAACTCGATTCATGCTAGACCAGCAAAGAGCGATAAGAAAAGCGTGTTTGGTAGCGTATATACAAATGTAGCCTATGCGATGTTCGTGGAGTTTGGAACTGGCGTGCGAGGAAATGGATCATATCCATATGATACGGATTTCACGCTTGCCTATGGTGGCGTTCCTGGTCAAGTTGCACAACCTTTCCTGGGGAGAGCATTACACCAGCGAGAGAAAGATATCCATAAAATGGTAAGTCAGGCAGTAAAAGCTGCTCTCGGAGGCGTATAGATATGTTTAACCCTAAGAAAGAAGTGTTTGAAAAGCTAAAGGAACTGGAAGGCGTGGTTGTCTCACAAAGCTCTCAGAATGTTTTTAACGAGCTGCCAGCAGTCACCTTTGCTGTTCAGGATAATGCCGTCAATCTTACACTGGACAACGAAATCGCCTCGCAGAATATCATTGTCGGCGTGGATGTATGGGCAGATTCGAGTTCGCAAGCTAGTAGTATTTTAGCTCAAGTTGAGGCTAAAATGCGTGAATTGTTATATCAACTAACCAGCTCTATGGATGTGCCAAACACAGACAAGAGCATACATCATATAGCTTGTAGCTTTCGGGCTATTCGCTAGCTAACTAAAAGGAGTAAAAAATGGCAGGAATTCCCTCAATCGGAACTGAGCTCTACCTCGTAAAAGACGGTGACGAGACGGCAGACCTTAAAATCGCACACTTGACCTCGGCAGGTGCTATCAAGGGCACAGCTGAAGAGATTGATGTGACCGACCACGATAGCCCTAACGGCAACAAGGAATATATGGCAGGTGCTGTTGATTATGGCACATTCGACTTTACAGGCAATGTCAATGACAAGACCTTAGTGTCGAAACTTTATACCTTGCTAAATTCGAAGGTCAAGCGTTCTTGGTATGTGAAGTATAAAGACGGCTCTCGTGCTGACTTCGATGGCCCTCTCCAGAGCTTTGGCATGGATGAGCAAACCACTGATGGTCTAATCACCTGTTCGGGCTCTATTCGTATTAGCGGTACGCCTGAATACCAGGCAACGCCGACCACAGAATAAACGCACGGCGGCTGCGTAATGCCGCCTTCAATAACCTTAACTTGGAGAAACCGGTATGGATAACAAAGATGAAAAGAAGAATATGGATGATCTAAAGCTCGTCTATAAGGCAAGCTCTATTGCAGCAGCTGAGCGTAAATATCAAATGAAATTCTTCGATGCAATCGCCAATCTCGGTGGGATTGCAGAAATCGTCTTTTTCTTCGTAGCCGGTGGTGCAACAGAAGATGATGCTGATGTCTTTATGCAGAAAAAAGGCATTACAGAGGCAATGGTCGTCATCATGGAGGCTATCTCCGAATCAGGTTTTTTAGGAGAAGTGAAGATCGATATGGAAGAGCTTCGTCAGGAGATGAAGGAGGCTACCAAACAGGCAGCTTCACAGATTACTGGCGAGGCCAGCAAAAACTAGCTTTTTCAATCGGTATTCATCTCAGCGAGTTCTGGGAGCTAACTGTAGGTGAATTTTATGACTGCATTGATGGGTATGAGTCCGCTCGTGAGCGACAAATGGCGGATATCGACCTGCTGAATCATTTGCAAGGGCAATACTTTGCTGCAGCCTTTAATGATCCAAAGCATTATCCGGAATCCCCAATCTTAGCTAAAAGGCTCAGTAGTAAAGAAAAATTGCGTCCAATGACTGACGATGAGATGTTAGCTCAAATCAAACAAGATTCGCTCCAATGGAAAGGACTAACTAATGGCAACAATTGACGAACTTCAGGTTCAGATTACCGCAAATGCGAACTCCTTTAATAAGCAAATAAAGGATGTTCAAAAGCGAATGGACGAGATGAGCAAAGGTGCAAAAGCTAGCACTGCGAGCGTCTCGAAGTCCTTCAATGGTCTAAAAGTAGCAGCTCTGGCAGCAGCTGCCGCTATTACCGTAGCTGTTAGCAAAATGGTCGCATCTAGCACCAAGGAATTTGGTGATTTTGAACAAAATGTGGGTGGTGCCAAAGCAATTTTTGGCGAGTACGCAGGTTTTGTCCAAAAGAAGGCGACTGAGGCCGCATCGACTATGGGTATGTCGATGAATGAGTACATGCAGACTGCAAACAAGTTGGGTGCAATTATTAAGGGTACTGGCATGTCCACTGAGGATAGCTTAACCCTAACGGCTGCAGTCATGCAGCGTGCTGCCGATCAGGCGTCCGTTATGGGCGTGAGCACTGCTGAGGCTATGGACATTATGGTTTCAGCTGGTAAAGGCATCCTAACTACGATGGATGGCTTAGGCGTCAAGCTCTCGGCGAACGCTATTGAGGCATATGCTCTTAGCAAAGGTGTTACAACGGCATACTCATCCATGTCAGAGGCCCAAAAAGCAGTATATGCGTATGGGCTATTCCTTGAAAGAACAGGATATGCTCAAGGCAACTTTGCAAGGGAGGGTGTAGAAACTCTTAACGGCTCGCTCGCTGTCTTAAAAGCTAGCTTTAAGAACTTGGGGACAATGCTTGGATCGGCATTCGCTCCAATTCTTATGGATGTTGCGAATTTTATTACGAAGTATGTAATTCCTGCTCTCAAAGCCGTTATTCCATATGTAATTGGCTTTATGCAAGTTATTGGCAAAATGGTTGGCTATGTTGCTAATGCGTTGGCGGCTCTATTTGGTAAAAGTACTCAACCAATGGATTCTGTGGGTAGCTCAGCTGACTCGGCTGCTGCGAGTGTTGGTTCGGTGAGTGACGCAGCAAATGATGCCAGTGGCTCGCTGGACAATGCCACAAAGAGTGCCAAAAAGCTTAAAAATCAGCTTGCTGGGTTTGACGAGATGAATGTCTTAACCGAGCCAACAAGCAGTGATTCAGGCGGTTCAGGAGCGTCAAGTGCAACTGGTCTCGGCGACCTGAATTTGCCTAAAATTGAGAAAATTGACTGGGAGAATATCCTTCCTGATGCTAAGCTGCCAGAATGGCTGAAAAATCTCGAAAAACTATTCGATACTAAGGCTGCAAAAGCATGGGGCGAGGCAGTTAAGAAGGTACTTTTGACAGTCCAGAAGAATTTTCAGTCAGTATTCTCTAAAGTTGGTTCAATTTCCACTACTCTCTGGAATAATATGGGGAAATCCCTGGAGAAATACGGCGATCAGCTAGACGAAAGCATTGCAAATTGGGGCACTGCGATTGGTGACTGCTTCAGTGCGGCTATCAACCTTGCTTTCGCACCGATTGATGGTTTTCTGGGTGGCGTAAAAACACGGATCGAGCAATCTGGACAAGAGCTAACTGATTCAATTCTCGTAATCGCCATCAACGCATCAAATGCAGCTACGGAAATCACGACTCATGTTACCGAGGGTATCAATGGCATGATTGAGCCGATTAGAAATGGTTTTAGCAACTTGGGCGAACTCTTTACGCAGATGTGGATTGATATGACTGCATCTTTTGCCGAACATTCCCCAGAGATTTTTGGCGGAATATCTCAGTTTGTCGGTGATATTATTGATACCTTTAGTCAGTTTGGTCAAATTATAGCTGGTATTTGGGAGGACATTACTGGTGGGCTTAAAAGGGTGTGGGATGAGAACGGCAAGGAACTGACAGATAACATCGCGCTTGCCATAGAAAACATCCTCAAGGTATTCCAGAGCCTTTGGGATAACCTTATTGAGCCAATCGTAAAGCCAATGTTGGAACAACTCAAGAAGACTTGGGATGAAAACCTGAAGCCAATCGTGGATAAAGTTGCCGAGTTTGTTATGAAGCTCATTAACTTTGCGTTGATGATTTGGAACCAATTTATCGCACCAATTATCCGCTGGCTTTCTGAAAAGCTACGACCAGCCTTTGAGAATATCGGCCAAACCATTTCCGGTGTTATGGATACAATTGGCAGGGTTATTGGATCTGTAGTTGGTGGCATCATTAGTGCTCTCAGCGGAGTTATCGACTTCTTGACCGGTGTATTCACCGGAGACTGGAAGAAGGCATGGGAGGGTGTTAAAAACATCTTCTCTGGTATCTGTGATGCACTTGGTGGGTTATTTAAGGCTCCAATTAACTTTATTATTGACTGTATTAACACCTTTATTCGAGGCCTAAATAACATTAAAATCCCCGATTGGGTACCGGGGATTGGTGGTGCTGGTTTTCATATCGGAGAAATACCAAAGCTTGCTCATGGGGGTATCATTGACCGAGCCACTCTTGCAATGGTAGGCGAGCATGGTCGAGAGGCCGTGCTACCGCTGGAGCGTAATACTGGCTGGATGGAACAACTGGCCGAGAAACTTTCTAATGGTGGCCAAAATGAACCTCAGCAAATTACTATCCAAATTGGCGATGAAACAATTTTCGACAGGGCTATTGATTACATCAATAAAAAGTCCAACCTTCAAAATCGCAGCGTTATCGCCATCTAGTGACTAAGATCGATAGTGCTCAGTATTTTGGAGCCAAAGCCATTTTCGTAGATATGTAGTTTGAGATTCGTGTCGCCAGCTGGCACCTCAAAGACTATGCTACCAGTTTTAGTGCCATGTGCAGCTAGATCACCATGATTAAGGGCATCATCGGCCTGTGCCATTGCAGCGTTTGTATATGGCTCAATAGAGCCATTGCTATCTTCGATCTTGAAATGTAGGGCATTGTAGCTCTGTAAATCATCGGAATTATTTTTCACAGAAAGATTAACTTTTATATATTCCATGTCATCACCCGGTTTGGCATAACTGGCAGAATAATTCCGATCAACTGAAAGGACTACTACTTCTAGTTTGTCAGCCTTGGCTGCAACGCCAATTGATGGAGTAGCAGGGGTATTGCTGTTTTTGTCGTCCTGGTGATCATCTTGCGTATCATTGGGAGTCTGGCTGGTAGATGATGAGGAATTTGGCGATTGCTCAGTATTACTAAGAGCACCACCGCAAATAGCCACTATAACCAATAAAATAACCCAGAACCACCATTTTTTATAAAGCGGTGAGCCTGGAGTTTTCGGAGTTTTACCTGTTTTTGCGTTTGTCATTTTTGTCTTTCTCCCATACAAAATGGGCTAGCGTTTAGTATATGTGTTCAAGATATACTTAGAGCTTTAATCTCTGGCAACACTAGCCCATTTCGGAGATTAAAAAATTCTCTAAATATATCTTGAACAATACTATTATACCACAAAATAGAGGGCTAAGCCTGCTGTACTACGGCAGCAGGTCGCCCTCAATAAGCACATTATAACATATTTGATTGGTTTCTTGAAGTCAGGAAAATAAAGGTATGCTATAATACCAGTAATGCGTTAATCGCAGGGAGATGCGGCGTAGCCCATCGAATAAAAGCAGGGGCAGCATTGTGGGTGCTTCTGCACGCCACCCTATAGTGAGATACTCGTGTCGTATCCCCAAAGGGAGCAATGGCAAAATGAAAGAGATCCTGACAGCATGACACGCTGGATTTCGGGTAGCCATACTGCTCGCTATAGTCGCAAGGCTTAATTCCTGAACCCCACGCAGGGAATACGAGCAATATGGTATAATTAGAACAGACCAAATACGATCACGCAAAAGTGGTCGATTTTTATTGCCTAGAAAGGATCCATGATGGCATTTTCAGGAAAGTTACTCAAAATTAACGGCTCGTCAGTACCCGGTCTGCGAGATTATAAAGTTACATACGCCAAGCTCTGGAAAGATGCTGAACGAAATATGAATGGCGATGTTGCTGCTTCTTTTATCGGTATATTCCCAAAAATAGAACTAGCCTTCAGAGACGGCTTGACGGAGGATGAAATTGCTAAGATTACTGCGTTACTCGTAATCCCTTATTTTTCAGTCGAGTTTTATAATCCGAAAGTCAAAGGAGCCTCAACCGCACAATATTATGCTAGTGACTTCTCCGTAGAAGTATTAGAGCGTAATCGTGGCCTATTCAAGGAAACTACCGTAAATCTCGTTCCGGTAAGCAAAGATACTAGCACTAGTGCCATTCCGCCAGATCAACCAGCAGCGGTGTATGATGACGGCGAGAAGGAGTTCTTTTAATGCTTGCTACCTCCAACGCATTCAGGACGGCTATGCTGTCGCTCATTAAGCAAGTAGGAGCTTGTGTTATTGATGGCGAAACGACATATTCTCAGGATGATGTGCTGCAATCGGTTGTCATAAAAACTTCTGGCTATTACTACGGTGCTAGAACAAAAACGGCAACGATTAAGTTGCTTGGCGTAGATTATAATTTGGTTGATCACGCACTAGAGATTAAGCAACGCACTTGCACCGACTTTGGAACCAATACCTGGGAAAGTCTATCTCAAGGCAAATTTGTTGTTACGGAGCAAGAAATTGATCTGGAAAAAGAAGTGACGACAATTCAGGCCTACGACATGATGGGCATATTGGGTAATACTCAATATAGCACTGAGGACAATATCAACTTTCCTTGTACTGTTGGGAACCTTGCACTGCAAATTGCAACACATTTTGGGTTGAGGCTCGTTACGGATTTCGCATCTCTTCCAAATTCTGGGCATATTATTACCGAAGATTTGTATTCTAAAATTACAGGTATAACCTATCGAGATATTTTATCTGAAATTGCCGGTACGACTGCGACTTTAGCAATGGTGGATGAAGATGATGGGCTAGAATTCAGACAGTTAGAACGCACCCCTTCTGACAGTTGGAGTTTTAATGACCTAAAGAAGTTGAAGATTGAGCCAAAATATGGCCCGGTCAATTCAGTTGTCTTGGCTAGGACGCCACAAGAAGATAATATTGCACTTCAGGATTCGGAAAGTATTATCACCAATGGTTTAACGGAGCTAAAGTTGGCTAATAATGAAATCCTTGACGATGATCGGCAAACCCTTATTTCTCCAATTTTAGAGGCCTCAAAAGGTTTTTGGTTTGACCCTGTGTCAGCTATAACTACTGGGCATGGTTGGCACGAAGTGGGGGATCGTATTGCTATCATTGACAACGAGAATAATACATACGAAACTATAGTAACCGAAACCTCATTGACGCTAGATGGGGGCATTAAAGAAGTAATTAGCGGCGTAGCTCCTGTTGAAACGCAAACGAATTACGCTATGGCCGGTGGCATTTCACGGACTATTTACAATACGGAAATTAAAGTAGATAAGCAAAACCAAAGCATCGAGTCTATAGTTAGCAAGCAGGATACGATCGAAGGCGAGATGAATGCCAACTTCACTCAAATTGTCCAAGATCTTACATCGATAATTACAGCAGTCCAGAATTCGGGAGGCAATAACCTTATTAGAAACTCGGTCGGGTATGTTCTCACCTCTGATGGTAAGCCCGAACAATGGAACACAACGATTTCAGATGGTGGGTCGCTGACAGTTGCAGCTAGTAGTGAGGCGGCTATTCAAGGTTCAATTTCGACTAATATCATGGTCTTGAATGGTGTTACTCTGCGGCAGCGTGTGTCGGTCGTAGCGAGTAACGATTCTGCGGAGCCAACAAAATATACTTTTTCCGTAAAGCTCAAGAAAACTGTGGCAAGGGGCAGTGGTTATATTCGAATTACTGATGGAATCAATACCTATGAGATCCGTCTTGCATCAGAGGATGAGCCGTATTATAAAGAATACTCTATCAAGGGTATTATTCCTCAAAATAACTATCTTGATATTGAAATTGTCGGCTCTGAAGGTAGCGATTTCACTATTACAGATGCAATGTTGGCAACTGGCGATTATATTGCTCAATGGACACAGGCAAATGGTGAATTTGCCAATACTCAGGTGAGCATCGATGTAAATGGCGTAAAAATTAAATCTAGCACGCTGCCAAATACCCACTCGCAACAAACTCCATTGGGCTTTTCTGGGTCAAATGGATCTAAAACATACAAACTAGATTCAGATAGTGTAGAAACCGATAAGGCCGTTATTAGTACAGAGTTTGATTTGCCGCCACTCAAAGTAATCTCTCGTGCGAACGGTTGGGCGATAGTAAAGAAGGAGGTATAAAATGACTTGGTATTCCGGAGAAGTTCAAGCAAGCACCTACATCAAGGCACGGTTGGTTGTTGATGAGGAGCGTATCGGCAATAATCTATCTCGAATTACAGCTCGTCTCCAATATCGCCGGACTAATTCATATGGCGGTGCCACATTTCAATATGGCTCAGGCTGTAATCTTTATATCAATATCGATGGCCAGACCTTCACAACTGGGCAAACTGCTAATTCATACACTTCTATTCCAGCATATAATACTGGATGGATTACCTTCGCAACGGCAGTAAAGGATGTTACTCATACCGCAGCGAAGAATATCACCTGTTCGTGGTCAACAGCTAATATGGGAGCATATCTCAGCAGTTCTGGGTCAGTATCCTGCTCTTTGGCTGCGTTTGTTACGCCAATATCCGTACTTGGGCTAAATGTGGTAGCAAACTCGAATGATAGCCATGCCAGAATTTATTGGATGAATAGATCGGGGATCCAGGTCTATGTTGCCTGTGAAGAAATCGATGATTCTGGAAATTATATTAGCACTATTCATCAATGGACAAACCAAGCCGGTACAGCTGGGCAAGTGAGCGATAAAACTTACTCACTGACGGCGGCAGAGCGTCAAAAATACGATAATTTAGATAGGAACAGGATTCGTTGGACGATTAAAACTGTTAGTGGAGGCAGTGTTTATTACTACAACACTAACGATTACAATTACGATAGAGCATCTACTCCGTCAATGGCAAATTTCATAGTTGGGAATGTGGCGACTCTTAGGACTAATCGCCAACGCAGCTCTATGACACATACCGCTGTTATTAGTGCTGGTTCAGTTGCTATTAAAACTTTGACTAATGTTGGCTCAAGCACAACTTGGGATACGGCATTGGATGATTCTGCTATTTATGCTCAGGCAACTCAAGACTCATCAATAGAGCTAACTATTACTCTTTCGACATACATAAACAACATTCTGATCGGGCAGAGAATAGCAAAGGTAATCGCAAGCCTTAGGACGGCGGAGCTGGCCCCGGTTTTCACAGATTTTTCCTATCTGGATAATAATCCTGCTACAGTTGCAGTAACTGGAAATAACCAATATCTCGTAAAAGGGCAATCGTCACTCAGAGCATCAGTTTCGGCCGCTCAAAAGATGGTTACTAAAGAATCGGCCACTGGGAAATCATATACATTCACCTTCGGCAGCGTAAGCATATCACGGAATTACTCAAGTAATAGCGATGTGGTTGCAGACTTTGGCCATCCTACTACAGCCGGCACTCAACGACTATCGGTAAAAGCATTCGATTCTCGTTCAATCTCAACCCAGGTGACGAAGGATATTACAGTTATCGATTACGCAGTGCCGAACCTTGTAGCCGAAATCAAGCGTGCGAATGACTTTGAAGAGCGAACGACAGTAAAATTCACCGGTGATTTCTCGCTGATTAAAATTGGCAATACGGCCAAGAACTCAATCGTTTCTATTAAGTCACGCCATAAAAAAGTGAATGAAAATAGTTGGAGCAGCTGGGAAACATATAGCTTTAACACTTCCGAAAAGAATGGCAAAGGCGTCATTGCTGGGCCAAGTGCCGGTATTTTGTACGATTTAGATAATGAATCTGCGTGGAATTTTGAGTTTCAGGTCAGCGATAAGCTCAATACGGTCACCATCACTGGCACAGTATCTGTTGGTATCCCCCTTGTTAGTCTTACCGAATCTGGACAAGTTGGTATTAACTGCAACCCATCTGGCTCAGACAAAGGAGTGTTCTTACGAGACGGAGACCATCTCTTCAAGCAGATTTATCCAGTAAATGCCATTTTTGAAAGCACCTCAAACACAAATCCAGGAACGGCGTTTGGTGGCAGTTGGTCACAAATCGGCACACGCTCTGTAGGCAGTACCACAATATACACATTTCGCCGCACTTATTAGACTTCTCAGCCACCCTATTGTATAATGAATATGTGGAGATCCGTAGCTTCTCTCTCCATTTTGCGATTATCAATGTGATATAATAAGTTTAAGACCAAATACGACAACCGAAACGGAAGTCGTATTTTTGTTTGTTTAAGCAATAGGAAACGCAGTGGAAAATATCATCGTAGCTCTAATAACAGGTGTATGTGCGGTAGTAGGGCAATACCTTATTTCCCAAAAGAAAACCCGTGATGACGAAATTAAAGATGCCCAGAGAGAGCAAAAACAGCTTGATCAGCTGGAAGCAATGGACGAGCGATTTAAGGTCATCGAAAAGAAACTTGATGAACATAACGGATATGCAGAAAAGTTTGGTGAGATCAGCACCTCAATTGTAGCAATTAGGAAAGATCTTGAATATCTTAAAAAAGAAGTATAAGATGAACAAAATCTCAAGCAAAATCAATCTTCACAATATCAATTGGAAGGCTGTTGTTGCGTTTATCGCCACGCTGTTTATTGGCATTGCAGCAGGGAGTGGCATAGCTCTTAATCTTACGCCAGAGGGCGAAGTTACCATCGAGACTAATTACGCCATTGAGCTTGCTGAAGAACAAGTGCCAACGGTCATTGAAACTTCTGATGGCGAAGTCGAAGTTATTGAGGCTCCCACGGTCGAATCTATCGATGGCGATCAGCTCATTGATGAAAGTGGCGATTACGGTCGAGGTGAATACCATGACACCTCTAGCCCAGAGGCATACAAGAATGCCGTAATCAATAAATGCACCGATGTTGATTATCATTACGGAGCACAATGCTTTGACTTAGCGAACGACTATTGGTCTAATTACGCTGGTCGTTGGCTTTCGAGTTGTGGAACTGGAGCCGCCAAAGGAACGCTCAATTGCTATGAGCAGAACGCTGGCGATGAGTTTGAGATGGTTTGGGATCCCACTCAGTTACAGGCTGGAGATTGGTTGGTATTCACAAATGGCTTGTATGGCCATATTGGCATGGCACTTGGTAGCTACAATAATGGTTACATTGCCTTGCTGGGGCAAAATCAAGGTGGCTCCAAATGTGACGGAGGTGGTTCGACTGCCAATATCGTCAATATCTCTCTCAAAAACTTTGGTGGTGCTTTCCGGCCAAAATCTTATGTAAAAGAAGAGCCGAAACAGGAGCCCATCGAGATCCCAGTATCCGGCTGCGTGCAGTGGCATGTGGAACGAGGCGACACGATGTCAAAGATTATGCTGGAGTGCGAAAATACAGTGCGATATGGCGAGGCTATGAACGCATACGCAAAGACTTGGTACTCGCTCGTCTATATGCCCAATCAGAGCGTTTATGACGGGTGGCATAGCAAGTCCGGTGTTGGGCTCTATGCTGGAGACGATATAGAACATCGGTTCTAAAGTCTCATCGCACATTAAACGAGATATCGGCCAACGCAAATTAGTCCAAATATCGGCAAAAAATTAGTCAATTTGTAGGAAAGTGGGGTGGGCATATGTATGTTCGTTTTGATGCCGGAGTAGAACGCAGTAAGGCGAGTTCAGTATTATTAGATAAACTGAGGGCTATCGGGGCAAAACCTATTATTACTCCGTACATCATCAGAAATGTCTATGAAGGTGAAGATGTTGCATTAGCCACTAAGCTAAAACAGATTTACCAAAACGAGGAAACTACTGATTTCTATTACCAAGAGACGCCAAAAAGAAGGGGGTAGATGGTATGGCAAAAGTTATTTGCTCAGCGATTATTGAGCGTGACCCTGAGCGTCAAGCTATTATGGCATGGGTTCGATGCGTAGCAAATGGAGGTTTTTCCGAAATCGGGAATAAAGTGTCTATGACTTATATCGAGCAGCCCGATGATCCGGACAATAGTAGCCGAAAGTGGGGAATAATTCATACTTTCGAGCAGTATCCAGAGCACGCTATTGAGTACCTTAATGACTAAAGGAAGTGTCTAATATCTCGCTGCCCCACCTGTAATTGGGTGGGGTTTGCCATCAGACATTTCAAAACTTCACTACAGGCATAGGTATTAGCGACTGCCATATTTGATAAATTTGAAAATGCTCAGTACTATATCGTTGTGTGCAATATTCTGTAAGGTCGATTTTATCAACCATATTTCCTACTTCTGGTTCTCTGTATGTTCCTTGAGACTTGGTAAGTAGTTTTTCGCCTTCTTCATCTAAGTTAAATATAACTAAATAATCAACTGAGGCAATTCCAAGAAGGCAAAAATAAGCCTTCGTTGGCTCAATGTCATCCACATTGAAAAAGCAAAAACCTACCGAATTGGTTTTTTGACCTTCGTGGGCTGAATGGTTATATATGGTTTTACCAGTTAAGAGTTTTTTAAGCTCTGGTTCACTCATATATCGAAATACTCTCATTTCTCCCTCCTCGCTAGCTTGCCAGTAATGCGACCCACAACGAACCCCCAAACCACATCAATTGGGAAAGCGTAATATGTGGGTATTCCGATCAGGTAAAGACAAAGCCACAACCCGGCACTACCAATTACACATAGACTTAGCATAATAATTAGATATTTTGTGAATGATGTCATAATAAGCCTCCAAATAAATCCTTTATGTTGTTTGGCACCTGCTTTTTAATCTGGAATTCTCGCTCAGCTTCTTTGCAAGCCTGCTCGAAGGTCTTGCCGCCCTTGAGATAGATCTCCATAGCACGCCTGCCGATTGCATCTTTGTTAGTCATCTTTGTCGCCCTTCCTATCCTTAAACTTGTAAGCAAGATAAACCATACCAATAAAAGCAATAATTACACCTGTGAGCAGCCCTGTTATAAAAGATTGAAAATTCATCCTCCTCCTTAAAATTCAACACGCCGTTCCGGCTTACCTAAGTATTCGTTTATTATTCTCTTCGCCTCATCAAATCCAACGGCAAATTCAGCACAATAGCCTCGCTGGCGTAATTTCTCTAACATAAGTGCTTGCTCCTCTGTATGAAGATCCCACCAGTCACCTCGCTTACGGAGTTTAGTTTCGCCCTTGAGAATTTTGCGGGCATCCTTATCACGAATCAGTTTGGTTCCGTCTTTTTTAAGCTCTAAATACAAGCCACATACGCCAACATAATCACCTCTAACCCAAAACATGCTACCTAGATCGTATTTTCGATACAGCATAGGAATAGCCCCATGTGCGTAAGCCATTGGTTGAGCGATAAACATATCGGGATATGATTTGCGACCGCCATTTAGTCGCTTTTGCAAAGCTGACTGTACCTCATTTAGTTTTACTCCGCTTCCAAAGTCGGAGTGAAAGATTATGCCTGGGTATTGTAAGGCTAAGTAGTCAGCGACTTGCATTTGGATTGTAGTTTCCTTGCTAATCATTAAACCTCCCAATTCCAAAAGTAATACCGATTATCGTGGGAAATGCCTTGCATACGGCCTTAACATTTTCAGGGTCATCGTCAATAAAGTAAATATCTTCGGATGGCTCATCTCCGCCAAGCAGTGTGGTGAAAGCATTGATTGCCGTTTTTAATACTTGGGTAGGAGCCGGCAGCTCTGGATCTAGAACACTTTTTATTTACCTCCAATTCGTCTTGTAGCCCATGTACTATCAAGACCTCAGTTAATAATTTGGCCAATACGGCAGGTGTGTCAGGTTTAGAGTCATGCCTCGAAATTGGAAGCTTGATATCCACTCTTTTATCGTTATATTCAGTGACGACTCGCATGAGATCTCCTTTTCTTGTCTTCTCGTAGCCATTTCTTGGCATCTTTAATATCTACGCTTTCAACCATGCTCATCAGCAATTTTGCGTTCGGCTTTACATATAACTCGTATATGTCATATTTCTCAGTATTTCGGCCGCCTAAATCACTAATAAGCATTTCGTACTCAGCACGAGCCCAAAAATCTCCAAAGCAATAGAATAATGGGTCATTTGCAGGTTTTAGTAGGGTCTCTCGCATTTCAACATACTTGGCAACTGAAAATAGGACACTATGGTATCCGAATAAGTTGGCTAATTCAAGCTTATTACCATTGAGGTCAGGTACCATAATACCAAAATATAAATCTTCCATCTTCATCGGTTAGTCCTCCTCGTATGTTTTTGCCGCATTTTTCGATGCGTTAGATGGTAGCCGCCACAAGCTCGACATCGATATATTTTCAGATGTGGCCCATGATGTCGAACTATTAGTCGCTGTGATCGTTCCGCTGCGTGATATGTTGCAAAACGCTGCTTGCCAGAATATGAGCACTTCTCGTCCATCCTTTTTACCTAATACCTCCTTATTCCTCATTGGCATACTCCCAGCTCTGCTTTTCTGTATCGACTATGGCGAATCTACTATTTCCGATTGGGGCACCATTCGAATATGTAGAGAAAACATCAGTCGAAAGTAAATTATTATCAAAGATAATGTCTTCCATTGGTGTATGCCCAACTACTTGCATATATCGCTCCGGCCACCATAATCCTTCGCCATGCTGAGCTCGTCCTGGTCTCGCCCAAATCGGTGAGTTCTCTAACCAAAGTTCATCTGGAGATGTGTGATTCGCTAAGCGTAGCATATCACCTATACCAACAAAACCGTCTGCTGGATAGGTTACAAGATGTTTTTGCCGTTCGACCCATTCATCCATAACGCCTGCGTGGCTAAAAATCACCTGACCTACGACATAAACTATTTCTTGATGAATTCCGGCTCCTCGCATTTCTTGCAGCAATTTTTCCATCTCTTGTTCCATCATTTTGCTATGGCCAGTTTCTCGCCTACCATATTCCAGCTTGTAGTAGCCAAAATCGTGGTTGCCCATACACCAGAGCGTATTAGGAAATTTCTTATGAAACTCAATGGCACGCTCCGCCGTTCTCTGATAGAAGGCAATCGCAAATTGCATATCCCAGTCGTCAAACATATCACCGAGTTGTACGGCGAAATCTGCTTGACCGCTCTCTAAAATCTTCTCAGCTCGACCGAATATTTCGTGCTTGAGATGTATATCAGGAATTGCTAAAACTCTCATTTTTTACTCTCCTTATTTTTTGTGTCTTCATTCCAGAACTTTATTGCCTTGGCTATCGTTGCAAATTGATACGGATTTGTAAGGCGATAGCAGCAATTCGGGCATTTTACGGCATAATGCCTTCGATTCGCAACGCCACGGATGTACCACGAAATAAGACATGGGGTAGTACCGCAAACTGGGCAGGCGTTAAGTTCAGCATTATCCATTCGAACCTCCACTGCTTTGCTCACTTTTTCTCCTTTGGAGCACGCATAATGGCCTGCAGACGCTTATGTAGTTCGGGATCGAGAGTTACACCTGAGCCTTTAAGCTCGTTGTATAGCTGATGTATGTGTTGCTTGGCTAAGTTAAGCTCTCTACCGGTGTAGTATTCATTAACCCAATCCCAAGCGGAATCAGCTTCTCCATAAGTACATGGCCCACACATACCAGTCGCCTTGAGAACTGGCTTAGCTCCGCAGACTTCACACTCATGCCTAAATGTATAATCGCAGCTCATAAGGCAAAACCTTTCTCATTCACCAGATAACCTATGTAGGACAGCCTTGAGTCGTCATCATCCTTATCTTCCGAAACGCAATATGAATAATCATAAGGCTCATCGCCCCAGTATCCGGACATGTGTAGGGCCTGGCTAAAGATGCGATATGGCAGCTTTAGGTAGTGACCATATTTTCCCTTTGTAATTTCTTCATTTTTTCTCATAAAACTCCTTTATATTTCATTACCCCAGCAATCCCAGCCGTCAATTTGCTGTCTAGCGAAAAGTTCAATTCTTGGTATATCGCCGCAGAGTTGCACGATTCGATCTCTCGCCTCGTCAGGTTTTCTTGAATGCTCTCGGATGTGGTTAATAATCACACTATGAACCGCAGCAGATATGCGTTTCGGATTGCCTTTCGTGGCAAGCAAGCACAACTCAGCATTAGCTCTCGTCCATCTACCCATACCCCAAAATAGACTATCGCTTTTACGATTCTGTTTGACCCAAGTAAATGCACAAGTTTTATATTCAAATCCCCAAGCTTGAATTACCTCAAAGCACTCATCTAACTTAGGCATCGTCACCCACATGAACAAAATACAATCGTTGTCTGAAATCGCATTGACTGGTAAATTGCAGATGTCCTGAATCGACATCACTTGATATTTACATCCAGCACCTCTATTGCCAGCTAAAGCCTTATCTCTGTAACTCCAAGCTGGATCAGCGTAGATGATCTTATATTTCCGGGGGGGGGTATAAATGTCAACTATCATAAACCCCCTATTTTGTACGAGACTTCTTCTGTGGATAGTTTGGGTTATCCTGTTTCATTTTCGCAAGGTGTTTCACCTTATTTTTCTCAGTAATCCCAAACCGAGCAGCATATTTTGCCTTTCTCGCTTTGCTATCCATTGGGTGATGTTTGCCTCTGCCCATTTTCTACCTCCTTTAATGATATGGTTGTTATTTGATCTCTTTTGGTTTAGATGGCCCTCGGCGTGACTTGCGACCACCTATCGCTCCAGCTACTCGTGCTAGTTCAGGATTAGCGGCGAAACCGCCTGTATGACCATTCTGACCACCTTTGCGACCAATATTGCTATAAAAGTCCTCACCGTGGATTTTTCTATTTGTTGCAGCAGCCTTCAAACCGCCTGCTTTTGTTCCTGCCATATTTACCTCCGCATAGTTAGTTAATTATTTTACTTGAATAGTTAGTTAATTATTTTACTTGAATGTCAATTTTCTTAGCATCTTCGCTCTTAGCCAGCAGCTGCTCCTTGAGCTCACGATTTTCCTTCTTGAGGGTTGTTTTGGCTGAACGCAATTGCTCTATTTCTTTATTCTTTTCTTCTAGATCGGCAAGAACTTGATCACTAAGTTTTTCGAGGCGAGTATTTTCTTTAAGAGCCTCTGCCAATTCTTTGCCAATGCCTTCCTTAATTTCTTTCGCTCTTTTTCTACAAGCTTTTCGGAGCTTTCATGATCTTTTTTCATTCTCTTTGTGAATTTGCACATATCGACCCACCCGAATATCAATAGACTAAGAGAACCAAGCATTGTAATAATTAGTAATACATTTACTAGCGTTTCCATTATTCTTCCTCCGTAGTTTTAATTGCCTCAATGTCGGTAATAGCCCTTGCCATCCAAAGGCTAGCGAGTTCGCTAGCATCGGCTGCAAGACGCAAGTGATGCTTTGCTTCCTTTGTTAGCCCAATCTCTTGATCCAATATGGCGGTTAAGCCACCAGAGCAGAGAATTGTGCCTTCAGTAGCCTTTTCGATGACGGCTAGCGTCTTTGACTTGTCGCTAATCTTCATCATCCTCGTCATCCTGTTCTTCTTCGTGTTTTTTTCGTAGGCTTTTGTCCAGAATCTCTAGTTCCGAATCGGTCAAAACATTACCAGCGGCTTCATTCACCTTTTTCAGACCGTCAAGGGCTGTTGCTCCGGCCATCACTGTGTTTAGAGCGGCTTCGGTCATCACCTTGGTCAGGACTTTCTTATCTAGCTTGTCGGTTGCCTTCTGGAGCTTATCAAAAAGCTTATCGACCTCCTCATTGCCTTCTTCATCATCGTCATTTTCCTTCAAGTCCTCCTCAAAACTCTTAATCTGATCTTTGATCATTCGTACAAGGTCTTTATTAGTGATTTTTGGCTTCTTGCTTGAGGTTGCACAGGAAGAGCCAACCTTGCCTACCATAATGACCGCTACGCCGATACAGCCGTTATCTTCATTGTCGCTTAGGAGCTTGCTGGCGGCCTTCTGAGATTTCTTGCCGAGAACTTTAAGGTTTGATACTTCACCAAGTAAACCTTCGATTAAACTTACTTCTTTTGACATATATTTCCCCTTTAAGAGTTAATTTGTAATAGTTTTTGCCTTTCGATGCCCACCGGAGGCAGCGTATAGATGTATTAGACAAGATTTCACGAAAACATTATGTCTAACCCAGTAAATGCGAAGGTACTTAGCTTCTCAGGTTACCGGTCAACCAAATACGGTCTGCCCCCAATGGGCACAGAAAGTGATTGTCCCTATGTCATAAACCTCCTACCATATCTCGATAATCTTGCTCTCGGTCACGGCGATCCTCTTCAGCCTCCCTTTCCAACTGAGTAATCCTATCACCAAGCTCCGTCATGAAATCGTCCAGATTGAATTCGATGTCGGTCATTTCGTCATAGAACCAGCCGCCAAGTCCAAACCAGTCGCAAAAGGCACTGAGTTCATCATTGGCGGAGCTCAAATGCTCCTCAACTGTCTTGAAATCTTCAGAATCAAACTCGTCAGGTATAACTAAATCGTTTAAGAACTGTGCTATAAGCTGGCCTCGTTCTCTTCGCCGATTTTGTTCGTATGCTGGAATACTCATCAGAATGGTATATCCTCAGGGGTTATGTCATCGGCTGGAGTTGCTCCGAGCGGTTCTTTGTCGGCAAAATTCGGCTTTTTGCCTTCGTCATAAAACACATTGGCAAACATACCCTCACCAAAACCGTTGGCATGAAGTTTAATCGTTATTTGACTATGATGTGGCGTTGCCAGGACAATTCCGATTTCGTGATAACGGTTTTTCTCCTTGCCAGTTTCGTCTTTATAGGTGCCATTCTTAACCATGAGACGACCAACTTTTTGCAAATTATTCGACATTACCATTCCTTTCAAGGTCTTTCAGTGTGTTGATAAAAGCTTTGAAAAGCTTATTATTCTTAAACTCAATTCCTTTGTTGTCGGCAAAATCTCTAATCATGTCCAAGACTAGTCCATAAAACTCTGCCTCATCAAACTTCGTGCCGCCAGGAATGTTCAGGATATTCTTGCCTACTTCGTTAATTTGCTCGTAAGTGTGAGTATAAAAGACAAAATAGTGACCCAGTTTTTGTAATTTTCGGTTGATATTGTTGAGATCGCCACCGCATTCTTGAAGAATTTTCTCTGCTCGTGTCATTAAAACCCTAACTCCTTAATCTTTTCGATACCAGCAGCAACTCGTTTCATGATGGCATCTTCAAAGGCTTTAGCATCGGCGATTCTATCAGCCACATCTTCACGCTTAATCTCCCAAACCTGTAGCTCAAGACCAGGGATCAAGTCGGTATAAAGCAAGAAATACAACTTTTCCAGTTTCTCATTCACAACGAAGTATTTGATAACTTGAGGCTCATATTCCTGCGGGTATTGATTTGTGAGATACGCCTTGACGACTTCCCAGCTAGCCAAGCATTTAACTTCAATTGCCGCTAGGATATCGCCGTTACGATTTTCTACGGCTCCGTCCGGAGAAATGTAAATGTTTGGGTTATAGTCGCTAACCCAAACCCCCGGCTCCTTATCAATGAGGAAATCTTCTGGGTTTCCATATCGTTCAGCAAATTCATCCAAAGCATCATTCTCCAGCAAATGACCCCGTGCCATTTCACTGAAAGGCTGTCCATTTAGCCTGTCGATGTAGTCATTCGGTGTAAGTGGGCGAGCTACCTCGCTAGCAATTAGCTCATAGTATTTGCGTTTAAGGTCGGCCTCAAGTTTGAGCTCAGCCAACTCTTCTGGCTCGAGCATAGCAGCAAGATCCTCAACCTTGCTACGCTTGTCGGCTGGTGATAACTCTTGCCCATCTCGCTCCAAAAATTCGACAATCCTGCTCTTGAGTGGTAGTCCGGCGATCCATAGGTCTTTGAATTCACTGCCGCCAGACTTACCTTTTCTGAATTCAAACCATTCTTCAGTATTCTGTTTAATTTTTAGAACTTGCAT